CAACAATTACAAATGATGCAACAACAGGCAGCACAGAATCCACAGGCACAACAACAAGTGCAACAGATAACACAAACTATCGAAGCGAGAAAAGCAGTTTTGATTGCAGAGATGACTGAAGACTTTATGAAGGAAGAGAAAAAAATTACATCTCAATTTGATCATGATCCACTTTTAAAACTTAAATCTAGAGAAGTTGATTTAAGAGCAATGGAAAATGAACGTAAAAAACAAGAGATGCAGGAAAGAACTGAAATTGATCAAGCTAAGTTAGTTCAAAATAGAGATATTACGGATGATAAGCTTGAACAGGACGAAGAATTAGCAGAATTAAGAGCTGATACTTCAATTGAAAAACAAGAAATGGCGAATGAGAATAGATTAACACTTGCAAGAATGAAACCTAGAACAAATGGGAGTTCTAGATAGTGGTTTATACTAAAAAAGGAGCTGAAATTAAAAAAGAAATGAAAAAATTCTATGGAAAAAAGAAGGGTGAAAAAATCTTCTTTGCTTCCAAGAATAAAGGCACTATAAAGGATGTCTATAAGAAAAAAGGTTAAATTATGATAAATTATAAAACAGGTGGAAAAGAATTTAAAATTCCCGAGCAAAAAAAGGTAGTTGATCCTAGATCTGCAACTAGCATTAGAGGAAAAAACTATATTGCTAAGGGAGATGAAAATTCTGTTCCAGCAAAACAGAAAAAACCATACAAAGTTAAGTGGTTCTAATATGGCATTTCCAATTTTTGGTGCACTTAAACTTGCTTTAAACGCTGGAAGTCACATATACAAAAAGCGTCAAGAGACAAAAATGGCTATGGCTGATGCACAGCACATGCACGCCGTTAAGATGGCCCGCGGTGAGGAAGCTTACCAGGGCAAACTTTTAGAGGCCCGTCAAAACGACTACAAGGACGAGGTCGTTTTAGCGATTCTCACACTGCCCATTTTGGTGCTCGCATATGGGGTCTGGTCTGATGACCCGGCCGCTATGGACAAAATAAAGATGTTCTTTGAGCATTTTGCTGCGCTACCGACATGGTTCACTTCACTTTGGATCCTTGTCTGCGGAAGTATTTTTGGTATAAAGGGTACACAAATATTTAGAAACGGTAAAAAATAATGTTTAAAAAAATCTGGAATTTCCTATTTGGAAAAAAAGAAGAACCGATTATTTTAGAAACCGTATTAGAAACCGTAGAAGAAAAACCTGAACATTGCAGTTCTCATTTAAGATTTAGAAAGAGCTGTCCTGATTGTTTAAGAATAGTAGGTGCAATATAATGGCAATTTCAAGACATAATTCTAAAAAACAAATAGAAAAAAAATTAAGTACAGTAAAAAAAGATTTTACATTCCCTAAGAAGGAAGAATATATTGGATCACATATTAAAAGTAAATTAGGTGATGAATATGCATCTAATAAAAGTTATGAGGCATATTATAAAGATATAATATGAGTCTAGAAAATATAATCTATAAACTTCAAAGAAATTTAGATAAAAGAGTATACCAATTAGCAATCTCGGTAACGTCCGGAGGGGTTGACAGTATGGAAACATACAAGTATATTATCGGACAAATAAATGCCTTAGAGGCAACTAAACAGGAAATCTCTAACCTGCTTAATGAGAAGGAGCAAAATGAAGGAACAGTCGTCGACATCAACACAAAAGATTCACTTACCAAATAAGGATCTGGTCGGGCTCAAGAAAACAGAAGAGCAAAAAGAAATTACTAAAGAAAAAACAAAATTACCAAGACCCACTGGTTGGAGAATATTAGTTTTACCATTTAAAATGGGTGAGAAAACTAAAGGTGGTGTTTTATTAGGACAAGAAACCTTGGACCGTCAACAAGTAGCATCACAGTGCGGAAACGTAATTGCGATGGGAGATGCTTGTTACAGGGATAAAGAGAGATATCCTTCAGGTCCATGGTGCAAGGTCGGTGATTGGGTGATCTTTGCGCGTTATGCGGGATCACGCATAGAAATTGAAGGTGGGGAAGTTCGTCTTTTAAATGAAGATGAAGTTTTGGCAACAGTACAAGATCCAACAGATATCTTGCATAAATTTTAACATAGGAGGAAACTATGCCAGAAGAAAATAAAATAAAAAAAGAAGATCCAAAAGTAGAGTTAGACACTTCAGGACCTGAAGTAGATGTAACTTTACCAGAAGAAAAGAAGGAAGAAGTACCAGAGATCACGGAACAGGAAACGAAGGAAACAGAAGTAGAAAAAGAAGAACCAGTAAAAAAAGAAGAAGATACTAAACTTGAAGAATACAGCAAAGGTGTTCAATCACGTATTTCTAAACTTACTCGTAAGATGAGAGAAGCAGAACGTAGAGAAGGTGCCGCTGTTGAATATGCTCAAGCTTTAGAAAATCAAAGAAGAAAAGATCAGTCTCAATTTAAAAAAATGGATACTGATTATTGGTCAAGATTTGAGAAAAATGTAAAAACAGGAATGGAGTCTGCTCAAAAAGAATTAGCAGGTGCCATTGAATCTGGTGATGCAACTGCTCAAGTTGAAGCTAATAAAAGAATTGCCTCATTAGCATTTGAAAATGCTAAATTAGAGCAAAGAAAACAACAACCTGTTGAAGAGGAGAGACCTGTTCAACAACTTTCAGACGGTGGAAGATTACCACAGCAAACACCACAGGAACTACCTGATCCTGATCCTAAAGCGGAAGAATGGGCTAGTAAAAACACATGGTTTGGCAAAGATAGAGCCATGACCTTTACTGCTTTTGAAATCCATAAGGATCTAGTAAATGAAGGATTTGATCCTAAATCGGATAATTATTATGTAGAAGTTAATAAAAGAATAAAAGTTGACTTTCCACATAAATTTGCTATAGGTGGTGATGTAGAGCATTCGTCCAAGCCCGTACAGTCGGTGGCTTCAGCTCAGAGAAGTGTAAAACCTGGACGCAAAACTGTGAGACTCACTTCCTCACAAGTAGCAATAGCTAAAAAATTAGGAGTGCCACTCGAAGAATACGCAAAACAAATAAAACTCACGGAAGGAGCGTAACATGAAAAAAGAAGATACAAAAACCTCACGTGCGAGTCAAACACGGTCACAAACTGAAAGACCAAAAGTGTGGACTCCTCCATCATCTCTAGATGCACCCCCTGCACCTGATGGATTCAGGCACAGATGGATACGGGCAGAGAGTTTAGGGTTTCAAGACACTAAAAATATCTCTGGAAGATTAAGATCCGGTTATGAATTGGTGAGAGCCGATGAATATAAAGATTCTGATTATCCTGTAGTCACTGAAGGAAAATACAAGGGAGTGATTGGGGTTGGCGGCCTAGTGCTCGCTAGGGTACCTGAAGAAATCGCGAAGCAAAGAACTGAATATTATGCTAAACAAGCAGAAGGTCAGGAAGAAGCGGTTGAACACGATTTAATGAAGGAAGAGCATAAGAGTATGCCGATCAATGTTGATAGGCAGACTCGTGTAACCTTCGGTGGTACAAAGAAAAGTTAATTTTTTAACTATTCCTACTCATCGATTTAAATTAACCCGTCCACTTCGGTGGACAAAAGGAGTAAACTATGGCTAATAGAAATAGCGCAGGATGGGGATTTAGACCAGCTGGGACGTTAGGTAACACACCGGCGACTCAAGGTCTTTCTCAATACTGGATAGCTTCCGCAGCAAACGTTGATTTATTTCACGGCATGGCGATGAAATCGTCTGCTGGATATTTAATCACGGGTGAAAGTGGAGATACTGTTACAACAGTAGGTGTATTATTCGGTATCTATTATAATGCGGCCACTACTAATAAACCCACATGGGCTCATTGGTACGACGCAACAATTACTCCAGCAAACAGTGAAGACACTCAAGCGTTTGTTAATGACTATCCTTTTCAGAAGTATACAATTGCATCTGATACAGCAGTAGCAGCAAGTATTGCTGCAGCTCACGTGAAGTTTATGGAAACTTTTTCCGTAAATGGAAACACAGGCGGAAGTACTACTACAGGAAACTCAACAACAACTCTTGAAATTGGACAAACTAATGCAACAACTCAATCATGGAGACTATTAAGAAGTGCAGAAGATCCTGAAAATAACGATCTTACAGCAGCTTATTGTACCCTAGAAGTTGTTCAAAACTTGTCCGAATTCGTCGGAACTGGAACATAATAGGAGCATAAAACTATGGCAATATCAAGAGCACAGCTAGTCAAAGAACTAGAACCAGGTTTGAATGCACTATTCGGCCTGGAGTACAAACGGTATGAAAATCAGCACGCTGAAATTTATACAACCGAGTCAAGTGACAGAGCTTTCGAAGAGGAAGTAATGTTATCTGGATTCGCTAACGCACAAACGAAAGTAGAAGGTTCTGGCGTTTCATTTGATGAAGCACAAGAAACCTATACTGCTCGTTACACTCATGACACAATTGCTTTAGCATTTGCAATCACTGAAGAAGCTATCGAAGATAATCTCTACGATAGACTAGCTTCTAGATACACAAAAGCTTTAGCAAGATCTATGTCTAATGCGAAACAAGTAAAAGCGGTAACACCTTTGATTCAAGGTCTTCCTTCAACGGATAATTTTGATTCAGGTGATGCTGTATCGTTGTTTAACACTTCACACACAACTGTAAGTGGAACAGCGGTTAAAAATACTTTGTCTACGCAAGCAGACTTAAACGAAACATCATTAGAGCAAGCATTGATTGACATTGCTGCTTTTACTGATGAACGTGGATTGAGAGTAGCGGCTAAAGGAACTAAAATGATTGTTCCTTCAGCTAATCAGTTCGCTGCTGAGAGATTATTAAAATCTCAAGGTAGAACTGGAACAGCAGATAATGATATCAATGCTGTTGTGTCTATGGGAATGGTTCCTCAAGGATATAGAGTGAACAATTTCTTAACTGACTCAGACAGTTGGTATATTATTACTGATGTGCCTAACGGTATGAAGATGTTTCAAAGAGCAGCTTTAAAAACTGCTATGGAAGGCGACTTCGATACTGGCAACGTTAGATACAAAGCTAGAGAAAGATACTCATTTGGAGTATCCGACTATAGAGGTATCTTCGGCGTTGAAGGTGCGTAAGCTAAACTAAATTTGTGGCGGCCTTAAAACCGCCACAATTTGAAATTAGAAAGAAAAAACCATGAAAAATTTCCTAGTACAAATAAATGCATATGATCATTACGCTAAATTTGAAGTTTTAGCTGAGGATAGTGCTAAATCTATTGAGAAATCAATCATTGACAAACTAGGAGATAAGAGTATAAAATGGGAATATACGGGCGATATGTATGATACCCGTAAGAAAAGAATAACCTATGAGGAGGTTATCCATGATACAAGACCTATACAAACAAAAAAGGTCCTTGGAGTTGAGGTGGCAGTTGGAGTATGAGCAAGAAGGCAAATATACTCTCAATATGGTCAACATTGATAGCGCTATTAGAGACGTTATTACTGAGATCAAACTCGAAGAATCCAAGATTGCAGATAGAGAAAATGCAATCACAAGTGCTGCCCCCCAAGTTTCTGTGGCTACTTAAATAAACGCCACATCGCTAAAATCGTACTTTTATGCAAGGATCTCTTGCACTCAATCAAAAAATAACATATAATTCTATCACTATATAAATTTAAATAAAAAAATTAAATGTAGACGCGTATAGTCGACATGCCCCTAGGGACTACATTTAAAATATTCTAGGAGGAATATTATGGCAAACACAACTTTTTCGGGACCCGTAAGATCGGAGAA